GCCATCGGAGCGCCACCAGCGGCTGCACTGGGCGTACCGGGATGACCGCGACCAGGCGGCCAAGCGCGGCACGGAAGTGCACCGGCTAGCCAGCGGCCTGGCGATGGGTGACACCGTGGCCGTGCCCGATGAGCTGGCGGGCCACGTGGAGGCATACCGGGATTGGGTGGACGCCGCCGAGCCCGTCGTGCTGGCCACCGAGCTGGTGGTGGCATCGCGGGCACACCGCTACTGCGGCCAAGCCGACCTGGTGGCCGATCTGGGCGACGTGCTGACCGAGGACCAGGGCGTGATACCGCCCGGCCGGTGGCTGCTGGAACTCAAGACCACCCGCAGCGGGGTGTGGCCCGAATCGGCGCTGCAATCAACCGCGTACAGCCGCGCCGAGTGCTACGTGCACCCCGATCATCCCGACGACGAGCAGCCCATGGCCGCGCTGGGCATCCAGCACTGCGGCGTGGTGTGGATCAAATCGGATACCGCCGAGCTGCACCCGGTGGAGCACGGTGACGACGTGTGGGCGTACTTCCAGCGGCTGCGCTGGCTGTACGACCGCCGCGACGAGATGGAGGGGTGGATCGGCGCGGTGGCTGCTGCCGCACCGGCCGCCCTGGTGGCCCCGTAAAAAACCGGGGCGCGCAGGCCCGCGCACCCCGGCCCGACAACCCCGCACCCAAGTGACCGGATTGGGAGGCATTAGCCGATGATCAGCATTCTAGTCGCCAGGTGGCCCGACTGATGGCCGCCACGCGGCGCCGTGGCGCCGATGATGAGGGAACCGCCCGCGCTCTGCGGCTGCGGGGCTGGGCGCTGGAGGCCGAGGCGGCGGCGGGCATCGCCAAGACCCTGGCGCCCACCGCGTTCGTGCCCGACAGCCTCAAGGTGTGGCAGAACCCGCAGGAACGCGACCGATCCAAGCGGGTGCTCGATCTGGACCGCACGGTGCAGCAGGTGGCCGCCGTGCTGCTGGCCGGATCAGAGCTGGACCTTGACCCCATGGCCAGCCTGCGCTCGTTCGTGATCATCAGGGACACCGTGGCCATGACCGCCATCGCATCCCGTGGGCTGCTGCTATCCAACGGCCACGAGATCGTGGTCGTGGAATCCACCAGCACCCGCGCCGTGGTGCGCGGCAAGCGGGCCGACAGCGACCACTGGCAACAGTCGATCTGGGACCTGGACCGGGCGCGCACGGCGGGCCTGTACCCAGGGCACAGCGAAGGCAACTGGAAGAAGCAGCCCAAGGCCATGCTGGTGGCGCGGGCCAGCGCGGAGGTATCCCGGTGGATCGCCGCCGATGCCATGCTGGGCCTGCCGCTGATCGCGGAGGAAGTGGCCGACGATTACGCGGGCGCCCAGGAACCGCCCGACGTGGGCGGCGGCGCCAACGGCCAGGTCAAGGCCACCACCGCGACCAAGCGCAAAGCACCGGCCCGCGCGGCGCTGCCAGCAGGCGCCAGCGCCAGCGCCGTGCCCGCGCCGCCGCCGATCACCGATGTGCCGCAGCCCGATGATGACGACCCGAACCGGCCCAAGCCCAGCCGCAACGAGCTGGCCAAGCTGCACGCCGGGCTCAAGGACATCGGCATCACCGGCCGCCCCGAGGGCCTGGCCCTGGTGGCGGCCTGGGCCGAGCACCCCGACCTTAAATCCACCGGGCACCTAACGCCGGGCGAGATGGAAAAGGTGCTCAATGCCCTGGACACGCTGCTGCGGCTGCGGGCGCAGAACCAGGGCGCCGACGTGCCCCCGGATGATGGGGGGCCGCCCGATGCGGAACCTGAGTGAATCCGAGCTGGCCGGGATCGAGCAGCGGGCCGCGCTGGCATTCGAGTACGACGACCCCAGCGCGCTGCGCGGCCAGGATGTGGCCGACCTGATAGCCGAGGTGCGCGACCTGTGGGCGCTGCGCCGCCACCTGGTGGCGCTCAACCGCCAGCACCTGGACCGGCTAACGGCGGGTGATCCGGCATGACCACCTGGACCGACCCGCCCGATGATGACGCGCTGGAGAAGATGCTCCGCGATGGGCTGGGCCAGTACGCCAGCGCCGTGGAGGTCCGCCCGGCGCTTCACCGGATATGGGCGCGCATCCGGCACCGCCAGGTCTGGACCACGCCGTGCTGCGGCATCCCGAACCCGTGCCCAGCGTGCGGCGCGTGCCTCTGCGCCGATCGGCTGCCCCGGTGCCCCGATGGGTGCCAGCGATGACCGACCTGCCGCAGCCCCCGGCCGCTGATCACGCTTGCCCGGCGCGGCGCTGCCGCCGCCGCATCCCGATGCACCTGCTGATGTGCGGCCCGCACTGGCGCATGGTGCCGCCCAACCTCCAGCACCAGGTACAGGCCGCGTGGTCCAGCGGCCGGGGCCTGGGCACCCTGCCGCTGCTGCAAGCCCAGGCGGCGGCCATCGCCTACGTCAACGAACACCTAGCCCGTGGAGGCCACTGAGATGCCTGATGTGAAGCGCAATGCCCTGCTGCCCAAGGGCGAGGAAAACGGGCTCGCGGCCATAGCCCGCGAGCTGGTCAACGAAGGCACCGGCCGCGCGGCCAAGCGGTTCCGCGCCATCATCGCCATCGTGGACTGCAAGCGGGTCAACGTGGACAGCGACACCGGGGACGAAGTGGCCACCGTGCGGGTGCGCCGCGCCGAGGTGGTGCTAGGCCCCGACTTGCCCGAGGCTGAGAAGCTGATCCGGCGCGCCCTGGAGTTCCGCACCGGCCAAGCCACCCTGCCGCTGGAGCTGGAGGACGAGCTAGAGCAGGCGTTCAAGGAAATGCAGATAGACCCCGATGATCCCGGCGCCGATCCCGACGAGCCCGGCACCGGCACCGACCCGGCCCAGGACGGTGGCGCCTGACCTGGTGGTGCTCAGCCCCATCGAGGTACGCCTGGCGGCCACGGTGGGCATCGAGCGCCAGATATGCGCGATGCGCGAAGGCCACCCCGACCGGCCGGGCGTCAACCCCGCCATGGTGTGGATGCTGCACATTGAGGGTGCGGCGGGCGAGCTGGCCTTCGCCAAGCGCATGGGCTGGTACTGGGATGGCGCGGTCGGGGTGTTCCACGGCCGCGCTGATGTGCGCCACGTCCACGTGCGGCGCCGCCGCGAGCACGATTGGGACCTGGTAGTCCGGCCCTACGATGTGCCGGGAATCTACGCCCTGGTAACGGGCACGCTGCCCCGCTACCGGGTGCACGGCTGGGCTCGGGTGCCCGGTGCGCCAACCTACGAGGCGCAGTACAACCGGGACCGGGCGCCCGCCCAGTTCGTGCGGCAGGCTGATTTGCAGCCGCTGGCTGACCTGCTCGGCCAGGAGGCGCCAGCGTGAGCACGTGCCCCGTCTGCGGCGCCACCGGCAAGCCAGTGCTGGCCGACTGGTGCAGCGGCGCGGGCGGCGCCGGGTGGGGCTACCAGCTCGCTGGCTTCCACACCGTGGGCCATGATCTACTGCCCCAGCCCCGCTATCCGGGGTGCTTCGTCCAGGGCGATGTGCTGGCCGCGGCAACGGCCGGATTCGATGCGTTCCACGCCAGCCCGCCGTGCACTGATCACCGCAGGAACGCGCCCCGGCTGCATGGCACCGGCTGGCTGCTGGATGCCTGCCGCCAGGCCATGGCCGCCACCGGGAAACCGTGGGTGCTGGAGAATGTGCCCTGGGCGCCGCTGCGCGCGGACTACCGGCTGTGCGGCTGCATGTACGGGCTGGGCAACGCCAACCGGCTGCTGCGCCGCGAGCGCTGGTTTGAGACGAGCTGGGGCGCGTACAGCCTGCGCCCGCCGTGCTATCACGACCGCCCGGCCATCACCGTGCTGCGGCACGGCGCCCGGATCGAGACACCCCGGCCGCGCACCACCGGGCACCAGGTGTACATACCCCAGGCCGAGGCCGCCGCCCTGATGGGCATTCACTGGATGAGCGAGCGGGAACTGGGCGATGCCATCCCGCCCGCCTACACCGCCGATATCGGCGCCGATCTGATGGCCCACCTGATCGAGCAGGCGGCGGCATCGTGACCGCGCGCCAGCCCACCAATGCCGACCTGTGGCGGGTGCGCCACTGCGCCCGGTACGGCCATGGCTGGCCCCCGCTGCGGCGGGCGAATCCAGGCGACACGCATTGGTGCCACTACTGCGGCTCGCGCCGGGAGATCACCCCGGACGGCGCCGTGATCATCACCCGCGAATGGGACGACTAGGGAGCCAAACCATGCCCGCACAGACAGCCGTACAGCGTAACCTCGCCGCCGTCAAGTACCTGCGCGACCGCCCCGGCCAGATCATCCACTACACCGACGTGTCCGATGGGCTGGGCCTGGGCAGGTGCGAGCCCGACCTGGGCAGGGTCAACGCGGCCCTGGCGCGGGTGGCCCGCGAGTTCCCCGAACGCGGGATCAGGCGCGAAGGCGCGGGGCACTACGTGTACCGGCCCGATCAGGACACCGCACCCTCGCGGCCGGGTGAGATACCAGCGGGGCCGAAGCCTGGCGACCTGTTCGAGTGCGTCGGCCGGGTCAGCGGCGCCGTGGTGGTGCGTGATCCGATCAGCTTCGAGCTGTTCCGCCTGGAGCCGTGGACGTGAGCCGGGGCAAGGGCAACGCTGCGCCCGCGTGGGTGGCCGCCTACCTGCTGCCCTGGTTCCCCGATGCCGAGAAGACGCCGAACAGCAGGCGCGGCCGGGATATCGACGGCACGCCGGGGCTGGCCATCGAGGTCAAGACCGGCGCGGAATGGCGGCCCAATGCCTGGATGGCGCAGGCCGCCAAGTACCCGCGCACGGGCGAGCTGGCCGTGCTGCTGTACCTGCCGCCCGGCATGGGCCAGGCGCGGGTAAGCGATGCGCTGGCCATCGTGCCGCTGCACGCACTGATGCCGCTCGCTGTGGCGGCCGGATATGCACCACCACCCGCTAGCCCGGAGGGCGCCTGATGTGGTTCAAGGTTGATGACAGCTTCTACGATCACCCGAAGGCTGTCGGGATCAGCAACGACGCGCTGGCCACCTGGACGCGGGCGGGCGGCTGGTGCGGGCGCCACCTTACCGATGGCGTGATGGCCGATCCCAACATGTTCGTGGGTGATGCCCCCGACCCGGTGGCCGTGATCGAAGACCTGATCGACCGCACGCTGTGGGAGCGCACCGAGGAAGGGCACCACGGCGGCCCGCTGCAATTCCACGATTGGGCCGACTGGAATCCCACCCGCGCCGATGTGCTGGCCGACCGGAAACTGGCGCGCGATAGGCGGCGCCGGTACCTGGACAAGCGCCGCAATGATGCCACCGGCCGCATGGAGGCCCATCACGATCAGGCATATGCGGACGATGGTGTCACGCATGATTCACACCGTGACGGTACGGTGTTGTCACCCGTGACGCCACCGTCCGATCACGGTGACGAAACGCCGAGGTCACACCTGCCCGACCCGACCCGACCCGACCAGGGTCGGGGAGGGGTACAGGTAGGAGATCAATCATCCCTACGTAACGCGCGCCCGCGC